ACATAAGGTTTGAAAACCCATTGCCCAGTGAGGTGCACATCTCCCCTGACATCCGTGTTGCTTTCAGGCTAACACGGAAGTGTTTAAAGACACACAAATTTTCGCCGCCCAACACCTCTCGAACAAGGCGCATGAAATTAGCTCCATCTGGCAGGAACTGTGTCATGTACGAATACAGCTGAAATTCGCAGGCGGTCATCAATTTCTCGACAAATAACGACTCAAAAGCCGTGTAATCAGTTGCGAGATATTTAGCTCCTTCACGATGTAGTAGACCCATTATATAATCTGGTCTATCGGCTACAGGGACGTGCTTTATAAAGGCAGGCAACTTGTATACCTCCTCCTCTATTAGCTTAAAGATGGGACCAACAGCACACTTAAACTCATCAGACCGAGAATTGATAGCTCGGGGGTGCTTGTAAGTCGGATATGACTCATCTTTCATGAAAGAACTGCATCGGAAGTATCGATGGGCCTTATCGGGGTCCCATATGCTTCCAACGCCATCCCACTGAACGCGTAGCTCTTTTCGGCGCCAGTCAGGGTAATCGGTGTGGGCGAGCCAATGCTCTACCGACACATCCGCATCGCAGACAAGTGGAGTCAAATTGTCGCGGACCCAACGAAACACGAACTGCTCAAACCTCTTTAAGGTCCGTGCATTTACGTCAGGCGGTTTTATTGCAAACCTTTTCCTCACCCCAGCCTTGGTGGTCCTTGGATCGAGGGGGTCAGCCTTAGGGCAGGCTGCACCTGCCACATGGCATCCCAAACTCACTCCGACCGTCGGTCGCATATTGAGCGTGACCGGCGTGGACTCAGATATGTAGGCATCCTCCTTAATCTCCTTAAGTGGATCTTGCTTAACCTCCCCATACCTGTACCCTCCAAGGTACCACCTTTGACCTCCTATCCGACTAGGGTGGACGGGAAATACCCGACTCGGTGTTCAAGGCGATCTTTCCAGATGCCGAGCGCGACCGTCGTAGTGTTCCCGACCACATCATGCTTCTTCCAACTAAGGTATTTATCCAAATTAACGGCATGATGGGATTTCGCGAATGATTCCAACCTCTTCTGCG